GGTGTTTCATCAAATGTTCTTTTAGTTTCATTTTGGCTCACTTTGTTTTAGCGCGTCAATCACTCGACTAGCGTCACGTTTAGTTAGATCGCCTGTTGTGTTTACCTCACGCCCAAGCGTCGCTGTGATAAACGTTTTAAGGTCGTCGCCTTTAAGCCCCTGACCGTTAGCCAACGCCCTCATCATGCCCAACTGTTTAGGTGACGCATACTCGCGCTGCGGCTCATCAGGGAATGGCACTTCTACGTCGCGTAACGGTACGACGGGCGCTAAATGTGTGCTGGTCTGCCGCGATTGTGCGGCCTCAACCTCGTTACGGCTCGCAATGCTCTTATTAATACCAAACCCCATATAGCCGAGCGCTCGACCCAACGCCGACGTAAACCCAACTTCGTTTTCACTCATTTTGGTAAACGGTGTGCGACCAGGATAAACCTCACACGCTGACGCTACGGCTGGTATCGAGTCGGTTGCGTCACGCCACACGGTTACGGTGCAACGAATAAAGCACGACTTGTCAGGCATTTCAATTATTTCGCGGCCTGTTTCTTGAATGCGTAGATCAGGATATTTTTTTAGCGCCGCTGTCAATCGTGTCGGTACGTCGACATAGTTGTCAAGGTTGTATCCGCTCATAACGACTGCCAAATTGTTAGACGTTGTGCGTGATCGTGTTGACCGCCACGTTTTGCGTAAGTGATCTCGCCCGTGTTTTTGATTACGCCGCGACGCTCAGCGACCATAAGTCGAGCCGTCATACCTTTAGTTACGGGAAATGACGCGCCCAACTCGTACCAAACCTCGTCGGCTGTAAAACGTGGTTTCATGCGCGCCATTTTTATTATCGCCGCGTCAACCTGTTGCTGTTGCTCAGGTGTCCATTTGGCGTTTGCGCTCGCTTGGCTCTCAGCGATCGCTACGGCGATACGTGATTTTTCGTGTTTAGTTAGCACGGAATACCTGATTTTCTAGACGCTGTATTTCTGCCGATTGATAGTTGCTGCGATCTTGCAACACTCGAATGTCTGTGTCACGTGCGACCAGCGCTTCACGTAGGTCGGTAATAATGCTGCACAGATATTTTATTTCTATGCGCGCTTGATTAAGTGTGTCGATCAGGTCGCTGTCGTCTAAAACGTTGCGATCGTCTATTTCCCATTGCAATTTGCGTAACGTACTACGCGCTGCTAACTCGTGTGGTTGCACTAACGGCACTTTGTTGCTCGTAATGTCCTGCATTACTTGCATGAGTGCTTTGAACTGTGGGTCAGTTCTTGGGTCGATGTTCTCGGTCATCTTTAGCCTTTCGTTGGTTGGTGAAATACAGTAGCGCATACGTGTACGCCGTCAAGACTGTTGCGACGATCAGGTGTTTTAGAGTGACCATGCGCGCCACCCGTTTGAGTATCGGTAGATAGCCAGCGCTGACCGCAAATTGTCTTCTAAGTCAAATAGGTCGTCGCATGATCTAATTAGGCCGTATGCCTGCAAATATCCGTTGGCGTAATACTTTGACGGTTTGCACCAAAAATAGTTGATCTGCATAACGCCTGCGCTACCGCCGTTTGGGTCGCGTGGGTTAAACGCGTCAGGCTGACAACGGCTTTCACGATAGGCAACCGCAACCAGTTGCGTTAGTTCATGTTCAGGCCAACCGACGTGTCGAGCCATGTCAAACACGGTCTGACACGCGTCAGGTTGCGTTATAAGCGTAGTTGTAACCGTTGTGGGCGGTATGGGCGACGTTGGCTCTAAACCCTGCCAAACGGTTATTGGCGCTGGGCGTGTTTCTGCCGGTGTCGGTGTCGGCGGTTTGTGTAGTACGAATAGTGACGTGACGCTAATGAATAGCGATACGGCAAGTTTGCTGATGAGTGTCATAGTGACCTACTTTCTCGGGTAGGTAACTAGCCTAAACAGATTGCGGCGCTGCTTTCGGTGATAGTCCAAATACCGCTTGAAATGCCTGTTTTGTAGCCTCAGGGTCGTGCGCTAAGCGTGGCTCAACCTCTATGTGATACCAGTCGCCCTCGTCGACGCTGGGTAATGGTTGCCATGTGCCGCGATCGCATTTCCATGATCGTTTCAACGCGTAGTCAATTACAAGTTGAATGCCGAGTGTGTCGGCGTGTTCAAGCAACTTGACAACGTATGCCAATGATTGTTTGCGGCCGTCTTTGCGACCAAATTGTTTTTGTGCAAGCCACCTGTACGAAAGATCGGTTGCTAGTCCTCGAGCGTGGTTGCTAATTACGCCGGGTTTATGTCGTACGTCGCGCACAACCCATATGCCGTTATTCCATAGCGCACCGTCAGAATGTTTGACGGCAAGTTCAACCCATTTGGCCATGCCAGCCAGCGGCGCTTTAACGACTGGCTGTGCGGTGATGACGTATGGTTTTGTCATTCGAGTACGTCGGGTATTCCGTCTTTATTTTTGTCGGTGTTTTTTATGCCGTTAGCCGACACAAGACCCGATAGCGCACCTGTTAAAAACACGCTGATCGTGCTGAGCAGGTCAACTATTTTGCTGTCGAGCGGTGACATTTCCTCGGGCATTGACACAAACAACAAACCAAACAACAAACCGACAACCATTAACACAAACGTGATCGCCATGAGTACGCCGACCGTGACGATCAGTCGAGCGTGTATTTGATTATTTTCTAATTTCGCACCGGTCAGGCGACCCATATTGACACACCTCGCTTATGGATAGATTGCGTACTTTGATTGTGCCGATTGTGTTTGTTTTGCTTGTTGCACAACTGGCAACGAGTGTAAGCGTGAATATCCAGTAGCGCACATTATTGCTCGTCGTCACGCTCAATAAATGGTTGACCGACAAAATCTTGTGTATCAAAATTGTAAATCATGTTTACCGCCGCATAAGTTTTGTTGTTTGTATCAAAAAATGTTTCAACCCAAACACCTGAATATCTGTCAGGGTTTGCTTCTAAAAATTCTTGTGTTACGCAATGAACTTGTACAACAACATTGTTTTGGTCAAGTTGTGCAAAAAATTGTCTTTCCATAATTACACCTTAAACCTGACATATACGACACCTGCTGCACCTGCGCCACCTGCGTCAGAGGTCGTATAAGTGCCGCCACCGCCAGCACCATAATTAACACCTGCGTTGCCTGTGCCTGATGTTTTGCCTGCAACACCGCCGTTGCCTGCCGCTCCGCCAGTTACCGAACCGCCACCACCACCGCCTGCACCTGCGTAGTAGGTCGCGCCAGTAATAAATGGTGAGATGTCTTTTCCGTTTCCACCAGTCCCACCTGTAGATGTAACTGCGTTGCCACCGACACCACCTGCACCGCCGCCACCACCAGCCGAGTATGGCGCACCGTTCACACCATTACCGCCGTTATTCCCAACAATGACATCGTTTGATGAACCGCCTGTAAATCCTGGAAGAGTACCGCCACCGCCTGACGCACCTGTGCCAGCATTATTTTTTAGTTGACCGTCAACTCCGCCGCCGCCACCGCCACCACCGACACTCAATACCGTGCCAATGCTCGAACCGCTACCGACATTGCCGATTGTATTTGCTGTTGTCGCTGGTGCTGCCGCACCTGCACCAACGTCGACTGCGTATGTTGCTGCCGCTAAATAAATTGTTGTTTCGCGTACACCGCCGCCACCACCGCCACCTGTTCCACTTCCTTCGTCAAAGTTTGTGCCACCTGACCCACCGCCACCAACTAACAAACAATCAAACAAACCTGCTTTGCTGACAACTAGATTGCTGTCAGTAGTAAAAGTCAACAGCGTGTAATTTATGCCGCCAACCGTAATACTTGACGATGAACCACCCGTTGCAACGCCGTATGTTGCGCCTGACCCTAGGTTAAAAAAAGTAAAAGTTGACGCCGACAATGCAAGTAAATAGCCGCCCCCGTATTGCGCCAAAGCAAGTGACCCCGATGTGTTAATAGTTACGCCTGCGCCTGCGGTGATCGTGCAAGTGCCAGCGCCTTTATTAGCGACCTGTATTACGTCGCCTGTTGTAAAAATGCTGTTGTCAACTGTGATCGTTGTTGCGCCGGCCGCGTTCATTATTGTTCGCTTAAAAACGTCAGTTGCAATCAAAACGTATGACGCGGTTTTATCAGATATCGGCAAATTTTGTATATCGTTTAATTGCGCGGCCGTCAAAATTTGACCAGCAACAAATGGAAATGGTGTCGTCATATTGCCTACTTTAACCTAACGCGTTGTCAGCGCTGATGATACCAAACGTCGGGTCGTCAAGTATCAACTCGTAAACGACCGTCACGGGCGACGTGTAATAGGTAACGATATGCCCGTTGTTTACGTTGATTGAATGCTCTATGCCCTCTATTGACAAATTTTGAGATAACGACGCTGGGTTGGTGCCGGGGGCAAACGATTTCTCAATGGTGATTGTTTCACCAATGTCGATGACGGCTACGGTGTCGCGTTGGGCGCTCGTCAGCATGGCAAACGCCGTGTTCAACGACGTAAACCGAGGCTCAGGATTAGGGTCAAGTAGGTACGTGGCTAGGTCTAATGCGGCGCTGTCGCTATGCAACAAACTGTCGGTGATCGAGTACGTCTGTATAAAGTACGTTGCCTGACTGCCTGTGTCGTCTGCGACCTGTGGGTTGTTGCTACCTAAATGCTGCACGACCGCACGGTTAACAACTTGGTCTGCTTCGAATGTTATGCCTAGCCCGTTGTACGGTATGTTTGTGCCGTCGTCGTGAAAGTCGGCTATCGCTGGGTCAAGCGTTGTGCCGATACGCGGTTGGAATGTTAGGTCGCCGTCACGCGACATAAATAATCTGCCTTGCTCAGCTTCGTTAATTTTTGAGCAATAACCCAACACGTTTTCACCGTTTGGAATTGTGAAAGCGGCGTCACCGCCGAGCGTCTGAGTGCCTGTAGAAATGTCACGTGCAGCCACCGGGAAATCAACCTCGGGTCGGTCAAGTACGGCTGTCAGTCGAGCGCTAGACAATTCCTCGCTGACGTTGAACTCGTCTAAATATGTTTGTGCCAACAAATAAAAATCGTCTGCACAATAAACCGTCACCGTATCCAAACCGCCCAACGCAAAGTTGTAATCAAAATTTACGATCACGCCTTTAAACAAATATTCTTTGACGTTTGTTGCGCTGTAACGCGATAACTGCACTCGACGCATAGGCGCTAAACCCGGCTTCGCCTCGGCTGTGTCGTAGTACGGGCTGTCCTCGTCAAACGGCATAAAAATACCGTCAGTATCCAGCATTGTAAATGTCATTGTGCCTGCACTAAATTGGTCGCCTTGATCGCGTCGGCCGCGCCGCACGTTTACTTGGTTTATGCCGTCAAGCACACTCGCAAATTGTGTTGTACCGTCAAGCACGTATTGCGTGTTGTCGAGTAAACCTGCAACTGGGTCGTCAAGCAAAAATGCGTCTTGAACAAACCCCGTGTCAATCTCTAATTCATAGTTGCCACTAGCGACAACTGCTACGCCTGCCATAACTATTGGGCAATCATTAAATCAAGTGGGCCGTTAGTGCGCTGATATGCCAGCAAACTGTTCAACACGCTTTGACCGATCTCGGCGCTGGTCGACATACCGCCGGTCACGTTTATTGTTACGTCGCCTGATTGACGCGCTGCGATACGTTCAGCCATGCCGTATGTTGTTAGTGCGCCTTGAATTGTTACTAGGTCGCCGCCGCCACCAACACCACCACCACCGCCGCCACCGGCACGACCACCGCCACCACCTGCACCGCCACCGCCACCAATAATCGCTGGCACACTTGGAATAGACGCGCCTGCCTCTCGAGCCATACGGTCAGCCGTACGCGTATCGCCACCAACAGCCGTAGCACCACCACCACCACTACCGATACGACCCAACGAGATCGTCGGCAAACTACCAATATCGGTAAACGGGTTGATTAGGTTCATGCCACGAATAATCAAGTTGATCGCGCCGATAAATGAATTAGCAAATGTTTCAAAACCTGCAATTAAACCGTTAAGCACCGTGTTGACAATGTTGCGGAATGTCTCAAACTTTGTGTAAGCAAACGTTAAACCTGTAACGAGCGCTGCGATACCTACCGCAATTAACCCAAACGGGTTTAACGCCATAGCGATATTGACTGCCATGATTGCGGCCGCAACCGCTGAGATCGTGCCAGCAATAATCAAAAACGCTTTCGGGTTACGTTGCGCCCAGTCAGCCATTGCCTGCAAATACGGCAACACTTTTTGCAACACCGGCAACAACGCCGCGCCGATCGACTCTTGTGTTTCAGCCAAACTGTTTTTAAGTATCTTAAATTTGCCTGCTGCGGTTTCTGCTGATCGTGCGGCTGCCCCACCAAAGTTGTCTGCCAACGCCATCATCACGGTGTCGAGTGACGCGCCCTCTTTAATAAGCCCTTTCATTTCAGGAGACAACGCCTGTAGCCCCTTCATGTTGCCTGCGTACGCTTTAGCAAGCGCGTCGCTAACCGTGACTAAATCTGTGCCAGTAGCAGTCGAAATGTCTTGTGCAAGCGATAGCGCTGTAGTTGCCTCACTAACGTTTTTAGTGCCTACTAACAATGCGCTAAACGCTGGTCGCAACTCGCTATCAGCCGTACCAGTCGCCCTCGACATAGCCGAGATCATGTCCTCGGTCGCTGCAACCGTTGCGTCAGTAGCACCAACAACGTTTTGCATAGTGTTAGCCAAAATTGCTTGTTGCTGTTCGTCCTCGGCTGCCGCTTTAGCCGCCAAACCCAACGCCCCAGCAACCGCCGTTAACGCCGCCGCTGCCGGTACAGCCGCCTTCTTGATTGCGAACTGTGCTTTTTCGCCGACGGTTTCTAATTGCTTAAATTCTTTGATTGCTTTGTCAATGCCTTTGCCGTCAAACTCAGAAACAATAGGTATAGATAGCGCCATGACTAAATGTCTTTCTGCACGTCGCGCATAGTTTTAGCAATCATCTTTGTCATCTCGGCTTCAATACCGCGACGCGCTTTATAAACCGCTGGCCCGATCAGTCGAGTGCGACCGGGGCTAACTGGCAAATTGACGAACAACAAACTTGTATTTAATTTGTTTGCGTTAGCGCGACCTGCTGTTTCAAAGATTGCGGCGGCTGGGTCTTTTTGCTCTATCAAAATTACGCCAACAGCGTTGCGCCGAGTGTCAAAACGTACTTTTACACCGTTAATTGCTTTGGCTACTGTAAACGGAAAATTTGGTCGAGTGCGACCTTGTTCTTGCCATTTATATTTCATGCCCGACAATGGCACTTGTGTGTATACGGCTTTAGCGGCTTTAAGCGCTGGCTCTGCAATAGCGGTTGCGTCGGCCTTAAAATCTTTTTGCAACTGTGGGTCAATTTTGCGCAAACTGTTAATTGTCTGTTTGATGCCTACGACCTCAATCGTTGTAGTTGCTGACATGCCTGTTACCTCTTTTGCTTATTTAACAGACTAATCACCGTTATCAGGTCACGCGTGTCAAACTCGATTGTCGTAGGCCAGTACCCTGTTGCAACTAACAGTTCTGCTAGTTGCCGTCGGTAACTGCCTACGCCGTATGGTTTGGGTCTGTCTCGTCAATCGCCTCAATCGTCATGTTTGGGTTTGCTTTAACCCAATCGCGATATGTTGCAGGCATTTTCTCGCCGCTAAGTTTTAGCAAATGATACGCCCAACAAACTAGATCGCTGTAGCCAATGCCTTTGCCGTCGCTAATTTTGCGACCTTCGGTTTTTTCCCATTCGCAAATAACAAACATATTTGTTGTTAACTCGACTGGCGTTGTGCCGTCGTTTAGGTCGACTTTTAGTTTTAGTCTCATTGTGCTTTCCTGTTCTCGGCCAGTTACGGCACGTTAGATCACGTTACGTCGACTGTGTACGCGCCACCCATAAGTTCAATGTCGTATGTCGACAACTCGCCCAAGTTTGCGTTAATGACTGGCAACGCGCTCAGGTAAGTGTTTGTCAGTTCAAAGCCGGGGTTAGTCGCGGTGTTGCTACCTGCTGCTGGGGTCACTTTGATATAGCACTTTGTGCCGACCAACGGTGCAAGAACTGCATAACTTTCTGCGCTGATGTACGACGCGTACACGGTCAACGTGACGCTGTTGTTTTGC